CACAGGTGTTCTTTTGTATAATTTAGGTTCTGGTTATTCATCAGTACCTTCAATCAGTGCTCAAGCCAATACAAGAGTTAGAAATCTAGGTATTCTCGGTAAGATGAGAATTGTTAATGGTGGTCATGGATATTATATTGGAGATACAATTGAGTTTATAAATGTTCCTGGTGGAATAGGATCAGGTGCAGCGGGTAGAGTTAGTAATGTTGATACATCTCAATCTAATGCTATAAGTAAAGTTGAGTTTGTAAATATTCGTGGGCAAATTACTGGTGGTTCAGGATATGATCAGCTACTCTTACCAAAAGCCAATGTTATATCTTCAAATGTTTTAGCATCTGGAGCTAATGTTCAAGTTACTGCTGTTCTTGGATCAGGAGAAGTCTTGTATTCAGCCGACTCTGTACAAGGCAGAATTTTAACTCTTCAACTTCTACAGAGCGGTTCAGGATATACAACTGTACCTACCATAAATCTTACACAGTCTGGTGATGGTACAGCACAAGCAGTGGCCACAATCATCACAGGAGCATTCACTTATCCTGGTAGATATCTAAATGACGATGGGCACATTTCATCCTACAACTTTATCCAAGACAGAGACTATTACCAGAAGTTCTCTTATGTCGTTAAAGTAAGGCAATCTTTGGAAAAGTACCGAGCAGTTCTTAAGAACTTGATACATCCTGCTGGCATGAAACTATTTGGCGAGCATTTGACGGTAGATGAGGGCGTAAATCTAAATCTGTCTATTAGAGAAATATCTGATAATCTAGTTTCAACTACTACAAGAACATATCGTCTTGAAACTGGAAATGTATACATCAATTATATTTCTCACGGGTTAAATGTAAGTAACACTGTATATTTGGATTGGGTATCTGGAAATCTGGCTCTTGTTTCAGGCAATACAGCAAACATAAGAGGCCCATACAAAATTAAGACAGTGGTAAATTCTAATCAGTTCATCATTAACACAGTTCAATACATAGCAAATACCAGTAATCTAGCATATCTAGCCAATACGCTTCTTCCTAATACTTCAGGAACAGTGAATGTTGGCAAAGTTATATACTAAATAGTACAAAATAGGAAAAGAAATGGCTTCGATATACACTAAAAGTATGCAAATTTTCAATGCTGAGAATTTTAAAGCCTCAATTGGAGATGCTAGTGAACCATATGTATACTTTACATTCGGTAAGGTAGATGAATGGGCAAGTGATGTTGATCCTCCTCAGGCCAATAGTTCTGTTGATACATTCCATCAAGTTTGGAAAAATATGATCGGTGCTAAGAAGATTGTTGGTAATGATGTTCGATTAGCCATTCGCAGATTTGACTGGGTATCAGGAACAGTTTATGCTGAGTACGATGATTCCGAAGAAGCTTTAGACATGAATGATCCTGATGTTAGATTCTATGTTGTCACTGATGAATGGAATGTATATAAATGTCTTGGTAATAACAATGGCGGCGCCTCAACAGTTAAACCTACCAGCACCAATACATACATCGCAGAGCGGGTAGCTGATAAGTATATCTGGAAGTATATGTATACACTCACAGATGAAGAAAAGCTTCGTTTCACAACTGCTAACTTTATTCCAGTCCGCACATTAACAGAAGATAATGGAACATTGCAGTGGCATGTTCAAAACAGTGCTGTTCAGGGATCGATCGGATCAATAAAGATTGTGAATGCAGGATCTGATTATTCTGTAGCTTTACCTCCTACAATTACCATTACAGGCGATGGTACAGGCGCTGAAGCCGCCGCAACTGTCAATACAACAACATTCGGTGTAGAAAGCATTTTGATTACAAACAAAGGGCAAAACTACACATATGCTAATGTAGCTTTTACTTCTGCTATTGGCGGTAATGCAACTGCAAGAGTTGTTATGAGCCCTGCTGGCGGCCACGGTGCTAATCCTGTAGAAGAACTTGGTGGATCATTTGTTATAATCAATCCAAGATTAAGAGGATCAGAATCAGGTGTTATAGACACTCAGAATGAAATTAGACAAGTATCCCTGATTAAAAATCCTGTATTGAGAGATGGAACAGTAGCTTCTGGAATCGTTTATTCGCAAACAACAGTAATAGATGTGGAAAATATAGGCGATAATTATATAGAAGATGAGTATGTTTATCAAGGAACAAGTTTGGAAACCGCAACATTTAAAGGTAGAGTTGTAAGTTGGAATTCTGCACAGAACATTTTAAACTTGATAGATGTGTCTGGAGCTTTAACATCCGAGGGCGGATTAACAGGCGATATATCAAAGGCTTCTCGTCTTCCTAGTCCATCGGTTGAAAGAGCATTTACTCCATATACAGGAAGTTTATTGTATATAAATAATATTACACCAATTCAAAGAGCTACAGATCAGACAGAAGACTTTAAGATCGTGGTTTCATTTTAATCCCAGTGAAGAGGAAAAAGACTAAATGACTGTAGGTTCAGATTACGCAAATACAGAGGCTTACAACTTATCAACAGATTTGAATGTAACTCCATATTATGACGATTATGAAGATAAGAAAGAGTATTACAGAATCCTCTATAAGCCTGGATTTGCCGTACAGGGCCGCGAACTTACCCAAATGCAGACAATTCTGCAAAAGCAGATTACCCGATTTGGTAGACATGTTTTCAAAGAAGGTACAATTGTTATTCCTGGCAATTTTCAACTATTTGCCAATAACATTTCTTCAACTGGACCTCTTAATTATGTAAAAATTAGAGATGTTAATGAAACAGGCAATACAATAACGCTATCTAACTTTGATGGCGCAATTGTCCGTGGTGCATTATCTAATGTTACAGCGCAGATTAGTATTGTTGCTGATGGTTCAGATACTAGTTCTACTACCAAAACACTCTATGTTGATTATCTATCGGTTGATTTAGCAAATACAGCACAGAAAACATTTTCCGCTGGTGAAACTCTTGTATCAAATGTAGGTAATGTTGTAGTCCTATCATCAAACTCAAATCCTATAGGTAAAGGATCAGTTTTTCGTATTACAGAAGGTGTTGTATTTGCTAAAGAACATTTTGTATATTTTCCAGAACAGGAAGTTATTCTAGATCGCTATAGCGATAAGCCAACAGCTAAAGTTGGATTTAATATAGTCGAAAACATTGTTGATTATACACTCGATAGCAGTCTACTTGATCCCGCTCTTGAATCTTCTAACTATTCCGCACCTGGCGCAGATCGTTTGAGATTGTCCGCAGTTCTTGAATCTCGCGCATTTGATGATGCGTCAGGTGTTCCAGATTTTACAACTCTCTTCACTATTAAAGAAGGCGTAATTCAAACTTATAATCAGAGAACAGAATACAGTATTCTTAAAGATGAACTTGCAAAGAGAACCTTTGACGAATCTGGAGACTACTATGTTTCAGGTCTAGATGTTGAACTTAGAGAAAATGCGGATTCAGGTACAAATGGTGGTTTAGTTGCTGCTTCTGAAAATCCTGATGCTAATGTTATAGCAGTTCGTATAAGTGCAGGTACAGCTTATGTTAAGGGATATGAAGTTGGCACTGCTGTGGCCGAATATCTTTCAACTCCTAAATCTATAAATTATACCAATGTAAATTCTCAAATTGTATCTGCTTTCATGGGATCGTATGTTACAGTCAATGAAATGACTGGCCATCTTGAACTTGATGAAGGTACAAATATCAAGCTTATTGATAGATTTAATAAGAGAATTTCAAATGGCAGATTTGCAGAAGTTGCCATAGGTAATACCGTCGGTACTGCTACCGTAATGAGCGTTGAATATAATAATGGAGTACTGGGTACAGTAGATGGTAGAGCGGATATCTATCTATCAGATATTCGTATGCTTGGAATCAATAGTTTCTCTTCTGTAAAGAGTTTGTATATTGACAATAGTTCTATTTCAAAAGCAAATTTTGGTGCTGATATTGTTCCAGACATTGTAACAAACAATACAGTTTTAAGAGAACCGTTCAACGCACCTCTATTGTATTACACAGGTTCAAATTTTACCAGAAAAGTAAAAGATGGAACAAATAATGATGCATCTGACACAACTTATTATTATACAACAACATTACCAGTAACAATTGCATCCGACGGTTCATTTACCGCAACTGCACCGGGTTCTGATTCTATTCCTTATACAGGAACATTATCTACAACAGATAAGAGAGAAATCTTCTTAAATCTTGAAACAAGTGTAAATGTTGCTATGTCAGGAACAGTATCTAGCGTTGGCACAGCAAATGTTATCACAGGAGTTGGCACAACTTTCAGACGCCTAACAGCTGGAGAAAAAGTTCAATTTACAGGGCACTCTAATACATATACCGTCTTGTCTACACCAACAACTGATACTTCATTAACAATAGCAGAACCTACATTATATCAGGCTGTAAGTTCTACTATGTACAGACACTATGGTGCTGGTAGTTATATTGATCTAACATCATTTGGTATGGGAACTGGGGCTGTTCGTTCTGTAACGGCCGCTAGTCCAACATTAACATTAAATCTAAATGAAGCTTTCCCAGCAGGCGGTACATCAGCAGCAATATCATTCAGAGCATCAAGAACATCTGCCATAGAATCAGCTAAAACACTAAGACCAGGCAGATATGTTAAGATTAATTGTGCTTCTGCCGCTTCAGGTACAACTGGACCATACAATCTTGGATTCTCTGATGTTTATAAAATAAAGAGCATAGTAAAGAAATCCTCAAGTTTCCCAACATCAAATACTGATGGAACAGTAGTTACATCTCAATTTATCTTTAACAATGGGCAAAAAGATACACTGTACGATATAGCTACTATCAAACCAACAACAAGTCTTGCTACAACAGATAGACTTCTTGTTGAATTGGACTATTTTATACCTGACTTCTCAGTAGGTAAAGGATTCTTCACTGTTGATTCTTATCCAGTAAATGATCTTACATCGTCAAGTTCAACAATAAGCACAGCCGAAATTCCTATCTACAAATCTCCATCTTCTGGTAAGAAGTATGATTTAAGAAATTATATCGATTTTAGACCTGTAAAGTCACTTACAGCCAACGATACAACAGATCCTGCAAGTGCCAGCGTAACAATAAATCCAGGAAAATCAAACACATTTAACTTTACATTTAGTTCTCTTGCCTTGGCTTCACCATCTTCTGAAATCAATTTTGATTACTCATACTATGTTGCAAGAAAAGATATTGTTTCGGTAAGTAAAAATAAAGTTTTCACTATTACACAGGGAGAACCAGGACCTTTACCTGTTACGCCGCAAACACCAGAAAATGAATTGGCTTTAGCTGTACTAACTATTGCTCCATTTCCATCCATCTCTCCATACTATGCTAAGATCATAGATAGACAAGATATCGCATGTACAAGCAGAAAAATTGCTCCTGTTCGTCAGACTATGCGTGATCTTGGTGTTATGAAGAGCAGAATTGCAAGTCTTGAATATTATGCCTCACTTAGCTTGTTAGAGAAGAGTGCTGCTGATATGTTGATTCAAGATGAAAATGGTCTTGATAGATTCAAGAATGGTATCTTTGTTGATACTTTCCGCAATCACACATTAGGCGACACAACAAATCAAGATTACCGCATTGTTGTGGATCCTGCTGAAAACAGCATCCGCCCTCTATATTCTATGCAGTCTATTAACTATGATTATCTAGCAGGAGAAAATGTAAGAAGAATAAACGATATAGTAACTCTTGATTACTATGAAGTTGAATATGCAAATGTTTCTTCTGTTACTGCTACAATAAACACAGAAAAATCATCATATGCCTTTATTGGAAATATGACACTTGTTCCAGATAGTGACATATGGATTGATACAACCACTTTACCACCACAAACAGTATCTTTCTCAGATACAAATCTTGATGGTTTGGCAGATGCACAGCAAGTTGGTGGTGTGACAACTACATGGAATGCTTGGCAAACTAGTGTTACTGGATATAAAGTTTATCAAGGAACAGCCGACAATAGAGTATTAATAGGAACATATTCTACCTACAATGAAGCATATAGTCAGGCTCAAAATATTAGAACAACATCACTTGGCGCAACAATTGAAACTTCGTATCAGAATGATAGAACCGGTTCTGAATCTTACACCTTTGTGGATCAAGATACCGTTTCTACAGGAACTAAACTTGTTAGTACCGAAATTATACCTTATATCAGACCTCAGGTATTGATAGGATCTGTCAGTGGTATTAAACCATATGCAAAATATAAGGTATTCTTTGACAACATTGATATGACAAGTTATGTAAGACCAATAACTTATGATGAATATCTTGCTTTTGATACTTTAAATCCAACATTCTCTATTGGCGATGATCTTCTAGCTAATCCAGAAGGGCAGTTGTGGTTTAGATTGAGTTTGCCAAATTCAAACAACTTAAGATTTACTGTAGGTTCAAAAGTAGTTAAGATTACGGACAGTCTAACAAACACATCTGAAGAAACATCTTATGCCACAAAGACATTCTTTGCTCAAGGCATGGTTGAAACTAAGCAGGAAACAATTCTTTCAACAAGACAAGTTGATATAAGAACTACTCCTTTGACTGAAAGCTATGGCTACAATACTTTTGATACCTTACCGCCATTGCCTGCGCCACCTCCACCGCCAGCTCCACCACCTCCGGTGCCGCCGCCACCTCCACCTCCACCAGTATTGCCACCGGTGTTGCCACCTCCGCCGCCGCCACCGCCACCACCGCCACCACCACCGCCGCCTCTGCCGCCTGGTGCGCCGCCGGCACCTCCGCCGCCACCACCGTTGCCGCCACCACCACCGTTGCCGCCGCCTCCACCTCCTCCTCCGGAGCCGCCGATAGTGATACCGCCGCGTAAGCCGCGAATTGTGCCACCGCCACCTCCGGTTAGACAGCAACCAATATGCTGCTTTGTGCCTTATGCTATGGTAACCATGGCCGACGGTACTAAGAAAGCAATTTGTGATGTTGAGAACGGCGATAAAGTTCTTAGCAGAACTGGTAGTGCGATGGTAACTGATATTATCATCACTGATCTTGGTGATAGAGAGTTATACGGTTTTGCCGGTCATGAACCATTTGCTACTGAAGATCATCCATTCTTAACAAACAAGGGTTGGTCATCTTACAAGATTGGCGATTATCACAATCATCTTGTTCGTGATAATGTTCCAAACATCAATTGGGATCCAATGACAAATGAAGAGGAAGTTCTTCATACAAGTGGATTTGTTCCAGTTAATAAGATTGTTACAGAAAAAGATGATGCTGATAAGAAAGTGTATGCTCTAACTCTTGATGATAGTTCAGACCACACATATTGGGTTGAAGACTTCTTAACACACAATAAGAGTAATGCATGTCTTGCTTATGTTATGCCTATTAAAGTTCCTGGAACTGAAGAAGGCGTATTCTTGACCGCTGTTGAAATATATTGTGCGGAAAAACATCCTACACTTGGAATGTGGTGTGAAGTAAGAGAACTTGACGCTGGTGGCGGCATTACTAGAAATGCTGTTCCATTCTCTGCTATTTGGTTTAGAAACGGTGAAATTCCAATTTCAACTGATGGAAAAACAAATGGACTAAAGGTCACTTTTGAAGCGCCGATATTCTTGTATGCTAATAAATCATATGCGTTTATTATTCATCCAGAAGCGGCTAATCCAAACTATTACTTCTGGATGTCAAGAATCGGCCAGACTGATATTAACACAGGGCAACCAGTAAATAGTCGTTCTTACACTGGCACAACCTTCACAACAAACAACGATACAATTTGGGTTCTACAAGACCAAGTTGATATTACATGTAAGTGGTATCGAGCCGCGTTCTATACAGGAACAGGAACATTTGAAATTGGAAATAAGCCAAAAGAAAAGTTCTACATGAAAGATATCGTTGGCAGTCTGGAAGGATTTGGCGAACCATTCGTGACAGGAGAAAGATTGACATTATCAGGAGCAACTTCTGCCCTTGTTGGTGATTTTATTGTCGGAACAACATCTGGTGTCAATGCTAAAGTTATCAGTGTTTCTAGTGGAACTTATAAAACATCAAATATCAGATTTACGGCTTCGGAAGCAGTAACGATTTATAATGGAACAGATGGCACTTCAAGAGGATCGGCCGCAATTGCCACTATCGGTAGAGGCATTGGATATCTTGAGTATTATAAGGAATCTCCAACAAAGACTCAAATGATATTGACCAATTCAAATAGCTTGTTCTCAAATGGTGAAATTCTATTTGATATTTCAGATGAAGGTTATGGAACTATTGAATCTGTAGAAAATCAAAGATATTCTGTTATAGATTTTGAACCTACAATTATCAATTTTGCTGGTACAAGAACTGTATATGAAATGGCGGTAGCTGCAAATTCAAGTGGAAGCGGTATCACTACATACTTTAATTTTGATGCTGGTGAGAACTATACCTTTGACGAAGAAAAGGCAATTTTCTCTCGTTCTAATGAAGTTGCCAATTTAGGCTCATCGCGTTCTAATAGAGTTAGAATTACAATGTCTACGGACACAAACTATCTAACTCCAATATTTGATCTTTCAAGATCACACTCTGTTATTGTTGATAACTTGGTAAATTCAGATACTACTGGTGAAAACGGAACAGACGGTGGGCAATTGTTTAACAAGTACATCTCAAAGATCATAACTCTAGCAGATTTCCAAGATGCTGAAGATATGAATGTGTTCTTAACTGCTTATCGCCCACCAACCACAGATGTGAAGGTTTGGATAAAGCTATTGAACGGTGAAGATTCAGATCCTATGGCACAAATAAATTGGGTTGAGATGGAAAAGACTTACGGTGGTGACAGCACATATTCTTCATTCGCTAACAAGAATGATTTCAAAGAATATAAGTTTGTCTTGCCAGCAACATCATTAGACGCTGATGGAATATTCACATACTTAAACAGCGCACTGGTGCCATTCAAGTCCTTCAAGTCTTTCCAGATCAAAGTCGGTCTTCTTGGTTGCATTGATGGTGGAAACAGCGCAGTTGTTCCAAGAGTGGCTGATCTAAGAACCATAGCATTGCAGATTTAAAATCATGAAAAAAACTGAGATTCCAGGAATATATAAAGTATCGGAAGGTGTCCTCGTTAATAAAGATAACGAGGCCCTTCAGAAATACAAAAAGAGACGCGATGCTATGAGAAGAACCGAAAGACAGATAAATACTTTAGAAGAAAAAGTATCTAAGATTGATAAGCTGGAAACCGATCTAGAAGAAATTAAATCACTATTAAAAAAGTTGGTAGAATAGACAAATGGCATTAATAGCAAACGTAGCATTAACAGATACCTTTGACATATGGCGCACTAGAACAAACCAGTTAGCCGTTCAAAGTAATGCCTTTGAAGGCAATATTTTAGATTTATATAATAGAGGCAATAATTCTCCATCTTATGCATATGCTAACAACATTGGTGTTCAAGCAAACGCATTTGCTTCAGCAACTATAGCTGGTGCTAACACTTTTGTTTTAGCTACAATAGCTGGCGCAAATGCTGCTGTTGGTTTAGGAGCTAACTCATACGCTAATGTTGTATGGGGTAGAGCAAATGTCAGAATGGATTTAGCTGGCCAACAAGCTAATGCTTTTGCTTCAGCAACAATAGCTGGTGCAAACTCAGCAGTTGGTGCTGGTGCTAACGCTTATGCTTTATCAATAAATTCAGTATCAGGTACTGGTTTTATAGCTACAATAGATGGTGCTAATACAGCAGTTGGCAATGGTGCTAATAACTTTACTAAAGCAACATTAGCTGGCGCCAATACTACTGTTGGTTTAGGAGCTAACTCATACGCTAATGTTGTTTGGGCTAGAGCTAATAGTAGAATGGATACAGGCGGTACAGCAGCCAATAACTTTACAATAGCGACATTGAATGGAGCTAATACTGTTGCAAGAGATGCTACAAACTTAACATCAGGTACAGTTCCTTCCGCGCGTATGAGCGGTTCATACACAGGCATTACGGGTGTGGGCACACTTACCGCTGGCACCTGGACTGCAACTACAATTGCCGTTGCCAATGGCGGTACAGGAGGAACTACTCAAGCCGCTGCAAGAAGTGGTTTAGGTCTTGGAACGATTGCCACACAAGGATCCGGTGCGGTATCTATAACTGGTGGTTCAATTACAGGTATAACAGACCTTGCGGTTGCAGATGGCGGCACTGGAGCTTCTAATGCTACCGATGCAAGAACTAATCTGGGTCTTGGTAGCATGGCCACACAAGGTTCTGGTGCAGTAACTATTACTGGTGGTACAATCTCAGGACTAACATCACTCGCTACAACGGGTGGCACCATATCTACAATGGCTTATCAAGCGTCCGGATCAGTGTCCATTTCTGGTGGTTCTATCTCAGGACTAACATCACTCGCTGTGTCAGGTGCGATAACTGCAACTGGTGATATCACAGCATTTAGTTCCGATGCTAGATTGAAAGGTGATATCCAAACAATTACCGATGCTCTATCTAAAGTGAAGTTAATTACGGGTATCACATACAAACACAATGATCTAGCCAAATCATTCGGCTATACAGATGAAAACAGATATGCTGGTGTTCTTGCTCAAGAAGTTGAAGCAGTTCTTCCTGAAGTAGTAGTTCCAGCACCATTTGACATTGCCGATGACGGAACATCAAAATCTGGCGAGAATTACAAGACAGTAAAATACGAGAAGATTGTTCCACTACTAATCGAGGCTATCAAAGAACTAACAGTAAAAGTTGAAATGTTAGAATCAAAAGTAGAAAAGTAAGATAAATGGTACTACCTGCATCACCTAACCCACTAAGTTTTAGTCAGATAAACACTGAGTTTGGTTATCCAAATAATCAAGCACTTTCTTTGAGCAATCCTTACTTAAAAACATTGTTTGGCGATTGGTCAGATCCTATTTCGATGTCTAATGGTAGAGGTAAAGACTGGCCATTAATTCATCCATCAGTCATTAATACTAATCTTTTTTATACTACTAGTACAGGAAATATTACTGTTCCTGCAGGAGCATATCGTGTTAGTATTAAAGCATGGGGAGGCGGAGGCGGTACAGGAGGTAGATGGTCTGCAACTGGAGCCGTTATAGCAGGCGGCGGCGGTTCCGGTGCTTCCTTATGGGGCATATATGATGTTTCGCCAGGAGATACTTTATCATATCAAATTGGTCAAGGCGGTTCCGGAGGCGACGGTTCTCAAAACAGTGCTGGTGAAGGTGGCGGTGGCGGTGGTGCTACAACGCTTAGAAATATGACTAGATCAGGTCAACCTTACTATTTTATTGTTGGCGGTGGTGGCGGCGGCGGAGGTACAGCAAGTACTGGTGTATCAGATCACGGCGCACCAGGTGGTGGCGCTGGTTTAATTGGTATAACTGGTTATAATGCCGGTGTTGCCGGTTCGTCCCTAGGAGGTAATCCAGGCGGTAGTTCCGCAGGAGGTACTGGAGGAACTGGTACAAGTGGCAACGGCGGTAATGGTACTTTTATTGATGCCGGTCAGGGCGGTGGCAATGGAGCAGCTACAATTGGTTTCGGTGGCGCAGCAGGTGGTGCCTACGGAGGAAGAAATGGTTCTGGCGGCGGTGGCGGCGGAGGTGGAGGCGGTGGCTGGTATGGTGGAGGAGGTGGTGGCTGGACATTAAGTCAAGGCGGAGGCGGCGGTGGAGGAGGCTCTACTTATTATCAAGGTTATCTGCTACATCTAATAGCTCTTGAAAATGGAGCATCGGGTACTTTGAATCCAGGCGACTCTGCGGATCCACTCTATACTGATGCAAACTGGAGTTATAGTTTTGGTCGAGGCGCCAGTACCTTGTATTCCGGATTTGGTACTAATTATGGCAATGGAGGTACTTATGGTGCAATATCACTCCAATTCTTTACAACATAATCTATCATAAATAAAAGAAAAAGGCAAAAATTTAAATGGCAGCTTATGTAGAACTTTATATGGATCAGGGCGCAAATTTTAGAAATGTCATCAATTTGACTGATGATGTTACAAATTCTACTATTTCCCTTTTGAATTATAATGTTCGTAGTCAAATGCGTAGATCATACTATTCGATAAACGCAAGTGCCAATATTGTATGTACAATAACAGATTCCAGCAACGGTGAGATTACTATGTCACTGGGTTCTGCGAATACATCCAACATAAAAGCTGGAAGATATCTATTTGATCTCGAAACCGTGGATGGCAATGGTTTTGTCAGTCGAGTGCTTGAGGGTATAATAACAGTAACGCCACAAGTAACAAGATAGGAATAAAGCTATGGCCGTCAAAGTAACGGTAAATTCAAGCAGTCCAAACCGAGTTTCTATAAATAATCAACAAAGAACAACAATTAGAACGGTTGGTATTGCTGGTCCGGAACTCGTTAATCAGCTTTCACAATTGACAGATGTTGATGCAACTGATCCGGATAACAACGAAACACTAGTTTATGATGAAACATTGCAAAAATATGTGATTAAAATTTTACCAAACATAAACGGAGGAACATTTTAAATGGCGAATACAGTCATACAGATTAAAAGAAGTACGGTAACAACCGCACCTACGGCTGGTTCGCTATCCGCTGCCGAACCAGCATACTCATATCTCTCAGAAAAGTTATTTATTGGTTCTTCCGATGGATCTCAAGTAATTGAAATTGGCGGTCGTTACTATGTTAACACCGCTATTCAAGCGTTTCAAGCGGCTAATGCTGCTAACATTATAGCTATTGCAGCATTTCAAGCAGCTAACAGCGGTGCTGCTGCAGGCGCTTCTTTTGATAAAGCAAATGCTGCTAATATTATAGCTTCACAAGCATTTGATAAAGCTAATGCCGCAAATGTTCTAGCATTTAATACAGGTATTGGCGCTAACGCTTTTGCTTCAGCAACAATAGCCGGTGCTAACAGTCTTTTTGCGGCCACCATTGCAGGAGCCAATACCGCTGTAGGAGCTGGTGCTAATGCTTTTGCTTCTGCTACAATAGCAGGTGCTAATACTGCTGTAGGAACTGGTGCTAATGCCTTTACTTCGGCAACAATAGCTGGTGCTAACACAGCAGTAGGCGCAGGAGCCAATGCGTTCTCTGCTGCAACGATTGCAGGTGCTAATACCGCAGTTGGTGCTGGTGCAAATGCTTTCATGATTGCTGTGCAGAATGGATCTAACACAGCAGTTGGTCAAGGCGCCAATAACTATTCAGATGCCACTTTTGTTAAATTGACAGCAGCTGGACAAACCATTACAGGCAATCTTGCAGTTACAGGTAGTTTGACAGTATCAGGTAATGCATTTAGTATCGATACTCAAACACTAAGAGTTTCCGATCCTCTTATCTATCTTGCTGGAAATAACTATGTTGCAGACATTGTTGACATTGGTTTTGTTGCTAACTATGTTAGTGCAAACTCGCAAAATCTACACACTGGTCTTTTCCGTGACGCAACAGTTAAAGAATATTTTGTTTTTGATGGTTACAATCAAGAACCTAATCCAAATCACATTGATTCATCGGCCAACGGTTTCAGTTTAGCAGTTCTTAATGCTACAATTAGAACTAGCAACTTGATTCTTGGTGGCGCCAACGCTATTACAACAATCAATAGTGTAGGAACAGCAGCCAACGGATTTGCTTCCGCTACCATAGCAGGAGCTAATACAGCAGTAGGAGCTGGCGCTAATGCCTTTGCATCGGCCACAATAGCTGGTGCTAATAGTCTTTTTGCAGCTACCATTGCAGGTGCAAACTCAGCAGTTGGTACAGCGGCTAATAACTTTGCCTCTGCTACCATAGCTGGTGCTAACTCAGCAGTTGGTGCTGGTGCTAATGCTTTCATGATTGCTGTACAAAATGGTTCAAATACAGCAGTAGGTGCTGGCGCTAACGCTTTCGCATCTGCTACAATAGCGGGTGCTAATACGGCAGTCGGTGCAGGAGCAAATGCATTTGCTTCGGCTACTATAGCGGGCGCTAACACAGCAGTTGGTACTGGAGCTAATAACTTCACTATAGCAACATTGAATGGCGCTAATACTGCCGCAAGAGACGCTACAAACTTAACATCAGGTACAGTTCCATCTGCTAGAATCTCTGGTTCTTATACAGGTATTACAGGCGTAGGCACACTCACTGCTGGTGTTTGGAATGCTACCACAATCTCTGTTCCATACGGTGGTACTGGAGTAACTACTTTTGCTAACAACGGCATTCTATTCGGTAATGTAACAAGCGGAATCAGAGTAACAGCCGCTGGCACAGAAGGTAATGTTCTTCAGGTAAATAATCAAGGTACACCACTCTTTGGTATGCTTGACGGAGGCACATTCTAAACAATTAACAAAGCGAGTATTACATAATGAGTGATCCAAATAAGTTTATTAATACATATATTGACACAACAATAGCTACTCTCCACGAATATGTGGGGAGTAGTCTTCAGTTGAAAACTCAACTAAAATTAGCTAATGACTTGTTGATTGAAAGAGATGCAACAATTGCACAATTGACCGGTGAAATCCAAAATATCAGTAATAATTTTACCACTACTCAAGATGATACTGAAACAATGAAAGCAGCACTACTTTCTTGTCAAGATAAACTTAAGATAGCTGAAGAATCTCACACTGCTATAAGTTCCAAAGTTTCTCATATGGACACATTGTTAAAACAATTGACTGATATGAAAAATGAGATCAAAACGAGAGATGATCAAATCGCATCTTTAAATACTGTTCTAGTTACCAAAGATACTGAAATCGCATCTTTAAATATTGTTCTAGTTACCAAAGATACTCAAATATCATCAAACAATGAAAAAATTGATAATTTAACTTCTGCCTTAGATGATAAGGATAAGTTAATTTTGGAACTAACTCAAAAATTAGAAAAATTGACACCGCCTCCACCTATTCCAAAAGCTGAGGTAACAAAGAATGTCAAGGAGTCATCTACGGTAAAGGTTCAACTAAATACTAAGACAAAAACGAAAGAGCCAGATGACGATTTCTAATGCCAAATACAACAATCCAGCTTAAAAAATCAAGCACACCCAGTGCTAAACCAGCAGATTTGGCCAACGGCGAGTTAGCAATTAACTTTGCCGATGGCAAGCTGTATTATAAGAACACCACCAGTTCTATTGTAGAAATTACTCCAACCCAAAGTTCTAGTTTTGGTACAGTTAGTGCCAATGGCGTATTACTTGTGGCCGATACTGTAGGCGATGTTTTGACTATTGCTTCAGGTAATAATATCAATATTGCTACTGATGCTGTAAGTGATAGATTAACAATTGGCGTAATAGACAATCCTGTTTTTAATAACAATGTTACTGCGGACAAATTTTTATCATCAAATAACGGTCAAGGTGAAAATTTTAGAGTTGGCGATGATGCCTGGATTGGTGATACAAATTTAGCAAACGTATTAAGAATCAAAGGTCAACAAGATCCAACACAAGGATATATTCTTTTTGGTTCAAATGATGGCAAAACTCTTGGTCGTTCTGGCACAGGACCTCTTACATGGGACGCCAATGTTTCGGTAGGCAATATAACAGCAAGTAATACTGTTTCGGGGCAATACCTTAGATCAACAAATTCAAATGGTGATGAGGGCGGTGAAATTATTCTTTCAACTGCTCAGACAAATAACGGTCTCTCTACAAGCGTTACTATTGATATTTTCCGAAATCAAATTAGATTCTTCGAAACTGGTGGCACAAATCGCGGCGCATTTATCAACTTAGCATTGGCTACTGCAGGTGTTGGTTCCGATATATTATCTCCAGCAGGTTCTACAGATACAACAGCAAGAACAATAGCATCACAAGCTTTTGATAAAGCCAACGCTGCTAACGTTTTAGCGTTTAATACAGGTATTGGTGCTAACGCATTTGCTTCCGCTACAATAGCTGGTGCTAACACAGCAGTTGGAACAGGCGCTAACAATTTCCTACTTGCAGTCATAGCTGGTGCTAATAGTGCTGTAGGTACAGGCGCTAATAACTTCATGATTGCTGTACAAAACGGATCTAACACAGCAGTAGGAACTGGCGCTAATGCATTTACTTCAGCTACCATAGCAGGAGCTAATACAGCAGTTGGTGCTGGTGCTAATGCCTTTGCATCGGCCACAATAGCAGGTGCAAATACAGCAGTAGGAACTGGCGCTAATGCATTTACTTCCGCTACGATAGCAGGTGCTAATAGTGCTGTAGGAACTGGTGCTAATAATTTTATGATTGCTGTGCAAAACGGTTCAAATACCGCTGTTGGTAGTGGTGCTAACGCTTTTGCTGTAGCAACATTTAATGCTGCTAATACTAGACCCGTTGGAAATACTCTTAGTTCTACATATACTGTAAGATCAACTAGAAGATCATTAAACTTTATTCCTGGTAGCAATATCACAATCAATGTTGATGATGATTCCGCTGGTGATAGATCAAATGTAACTATCGCTGCAACAGGTGGTCTTACTGCATTTGCAACAAAAACAGCAAACTATACCGCGGTAAACGGAGACAGGTTGCTATGTAACACAACTGCTGGTACCTTTATTGTAACGCTGCCAGCAACTCCAAGTTCTGGAGCAACGGTATTAATTTATGATATAGGAAACTTCACAGCTAATCCATTAACTGTGGCTAGAAACTCTTCGACTATTGAATTTATAGCTGATGATTTCAGTCTTGATATTGGGCAAACACGAAATGAATTTGTATATGATGGCAGCACTTGGCATGTATACTCGTCTATTGGACCACGCGGTCTTGCAGATACGACTACAGTAGCATCTAGTATTGCGTACAGTATAGCATTAGGATAATAGGAAATAAAATATGGCAAAGAAGATTATAGAAAAGTACAGCTTTACTACAGGAGCAGCTGGTGTTGGAACTTTAAGATTCCCTGGCAGATATTCTTTAGAGCGTGTTCTTCTAATCATAAACACTACTAGAAACATCACTCTGTATAATTTTGCAGATTCTTCGTTTTCTGGCACTGCTGCTGCGTTTACAACTGGTGACTTGGCCGGTATATTTCCAAACTTAACGCAATCAGTCGGTGGTTACACTACTGTTACACTTGATCTTGATACTACAACTATGAATGCTGCTGATAAGATTGCCATCTATGTTGATGAGCCAGCTTCGGATGCAGCAACGACTGTTAGACCTTGGAGTTTTGGCACTGACGCTATTGAGCGTATGAGAGTTTCAAATCCAGAATCGCTGATTGACGCTGACTTCGAATATGGTCTTCAGCCAACTAAGTGGGCAGGATATGGAACGGTAAGAGGTTATCCATCTGCTTATGAATTACCAGGTGTTGACCTTACTGCTACTGCTATAACCACAGATTATCTAACAACAAGCGCAACAAATAGTTTGATTACAGTTACTACATCTGCTGCTCACGGTATTACTGTTGGGCAAGTTGTTAACTTAGCAGCCTTGAATCCAGGAATAGCAGGGTTTAGTAGAGCTGACGGAACCTTTATTGTCAATACAGTACCAACCACAACTACTCTCACATATTTTGCAAGAGGTGTAGTTGGAACAGCAAGTGGGCAATCTTTGCTTACAGATGCTACGGTAGTTAAGCGCGGCGCAATTTACAGCGGCGCATCAATACCAGTTGCATCAGCAACAAGCAGTGGTGCTAACCCATCAGTAATTACATTAAACTTTACAAACCCGCATGGATTAATTCCTGGTACAGCCATTCACGCTAATGTCGCGGCTGGCACTAACGCCAATATTGCTTCAGGGCCGTTTGTTGTTACAAGCGTTCCAAGTTTAACTAGCTTAAATTATACTGCAAGAACTGGTCTAGCGGTAACAACACCATCATCTGTCACTTTATATGCTCTCACAAACGCTACAATCACACACAGACCACAGGACGGTGGTGTTATTCTAGCAACAAAAACACCAACATATGGCGCAACTGTTGCTAGACAGAGTAAAAGATATTTCCGATATCAATCAGGTAAAGGATTTCTTTGGTCATCTGGCACATTGTTCAGACCAAATTATGATGTTAGAAGTATAACCGCTTCTGCAACTACAATAGGTTCTACTGTCACAGTTACCACGGATGATATAGATCATGGTTTACAAATCGGAGCTGTTGTAGAAATAGCAGGAGCAACTACATCTGGTTATAATGGAACATATACCGTAAATGGAATAACAAGTGATTATCAATTTACATTTTTAGCAACAAGCGTACTTGGAGCAACAACCGCAGTATTAGGCATTAGTGCAAAAGCATATGTAAAATCTTGGGATGGCGCTGCGGTTCGAGCAGGACTATTTGATGAACAGAATGGTTTATTCTGGGAGTATGATGGCCAGATTCTTTCGGTTGTAAGAAGAAATGCCACAACGCAATTGAGTGGAACATTAGCTGTTACTCAAAACTCTAATGCTGTGACTGGAACAAATACTCGTTTCACACAACAATTAAAAGCGGGTGATAGAGTAGTTATTCGTGGTATGACTCACCATGTTATACAAGTGGTAAGTGATACTTCTATATTTATTTCCCCTGATTATAGAGGCGGAACTACGTCTGGAGTAAAAGGTAACTTAATTCAAGAAATAAGAATTAGACAAGATCAGTTTAATCTTGACAAGATTGATGGAACTGGACCAAGTGGATTTAATGTTGACTTAAACAAAATGCAAATGGTTGGCATGCAATATACTTGGTACGGTGCAGGCTTTGTTGATTTTATGATACGAGGTCTTGATGGTAATTGGACTTATGTTCACCGAATTAAAAATAATAACGTTAATGACGAAGCATACATGAGATCGGGTAACCTTCCTGTTCGTTATTCAATCGAGAACGATACTCCGGTAACCTCATTGACTTCTACAATTACTAACGTAGCAACGACAATTCCTGTAGCTGCATTAGAACATTTTCCAACTGCAGGCACAATATACATAGATAATGAAATAATAAGTTATACTGGTAAATCAGCATCAACTGGTGCAGGAAATCTTACTGGTGCAACCCGTGCAGCAACCCTAACACAATGGCAAGCAGGCACATCAACAAACTTTACAGCTGGTGCGGCCGCAAGTCATACAGCAGGTACTGGTGTAATTTTGATAAGCAATACATGTTCTCCAACTCTAAGTCATTGGGGTTCTGCTTTAATCATGGATGGTGGATTTACAAAAGATCGCGGATATATCTTTAACTATCAGCGTGTTGGGTTGAGTCTCACAACAGCAAACCAAACTGCATTCTTAATTCGTTTAGCCCCATCTGTTTCAAATAGCCAGGTTGGTGGACTTGGAGTAAGAGACCTTCTAAATCGTTCTCAACTTCTATTGAACGCAGTTGGTGTTGCTTTAAGTGGTGGTACTACTCCAGGAGCAGTTATTGTTGAAGGTGTGTTGAATCCTAAGAATTTCTCTTCGGCTACATGGCTTCCTCTAAATACTGAAGCACAGGGTGGGCAACCAAGTCTCGCACAGGTTGCTACTACTATTACTTGGTCAGCAGGAACAGTGGCTGTTCCGGGTGAACAGGTATTTGCGTTTGCTGCTCCTTCAACTACTACTGGATCAGTCAACGATAGACTTGATCTTACTGAATTGAAAGAACTTACTGGCGCACCACTTGGCGGCGATTTCCAATATCCAGACGGTTCTGATATTTTGGCTATTAATGTTCGTCTTACTGCTGGTAGTGGAACGGGGCATGTTCTCCTAAGATGGTCAGAGGCACAAGCATAAAGGAAATAACAGATGGTTGTAAGACTCAGCGATTTTTTAAATACATCATTTAGTACTTTTAGTGCTAACGATACCAATAATACTGGTATAACTTATCCTGGTGCTGTTGTACACAATACAACTCTAACACCTGGTGTAGGTATTGGTGCTGGTCTTGACTATCAAGTTGAGACTACTAACAACAATACAGAAACAGGAATGAGACTCGAAACTGTTACAACTGATGTAACAGCCGGTAGCGAAGACTTCGATTTTGTTGTGAAGTTGATGCAAAACGGTGCAACCGCAAGTGAAAAATTTAGAGTGGCAAGTACAGGCAATGTTGCTGTTACTGGTACTGTTAATGCTTCTGCTTATCTTGTAAATGGAACATCAATTAGTGGCAAATCCATAATAACTTCAATGATTTTTGGTAGATAGAGTAAGGAAAAAAAATGGCAGATCCAAATATTTTTAATACAACAGTAATTAGTGGCAATACGGCAGTTCAAAACGTAACCACTGTATTAACCAGTGTTGTGTCAAATGCTGCTGCTTCTGGTAGAGTTTATAGAATTAATTCTTTGATTATCGCAAACGTCGATGGTGTGAATGCGGCTGATGTTACCGTTGATTTATTCCGATCATCGATAGCATACAGACTGGCAAGCACAATTACCGTTCCTGCGGATGCATCTCTTGTAGTTATTTCAAAAGAAAATTCAATATACCTTCAAGAAGGAGATGCTTTAAGATGTGCAGCATCGGCAAATAATGATCTAGAAGCAATTTGTTCGTTTGAGAATATAGCATAAGACATGGAAAGTCGTTTTCTTAATGGTGGTATGATTGGCGTTACACTTGATTATGGAGACGCTAATAATTATATTCTTAGTACCTATAATGACGAAGACACGCTAGTATATGTAGGTGGTCAAATTGCCGCTTATCAAGGTACAACAGCAACAAGCACAATTACATTTAACTTAACTGGTGGTGCTGGCACAACACCTTTGGCCAATGACCTTGTGCTTGTTGCTGTATCGGTCGGTGCTAATAGCAATCTTAATCAATCATTGGCTGTTACAGGATATACATCAATTGCAGAATTATATGCACCAGATAGTCAATCAGCAGATTTGTTTGTCGGCTATAAGTTTATGGGAACAACTCCTGATACAAATTTTACTCGTCCTCAAACAGGCAATACCCAACATGCAGGTGCATATGCTATTCATGTCTGGAGAAACGCTGATCTAACAACACCTTTAGATGTAACTAGAACTGTTACTCAAGGTTTAAATACTGCTATTCCCAATCCATCAGCAATAACACCTGTAACTGCTAATACTCAAATTGTTGTTGTTGCTGCTTCTGCACATCTAGAAGGTACTCCTACGTTTACTGCTTCTTATTTGAGTAATTTTATAACAGTGGGAAGTGCTGATAACGTTGATACTACATTAGGTGTTGGAAACGTAGCATGGACAAGTGGTTCGTATGATCCTGCTGCATGGACTTTTAGTGGCACGGACAGCGTAAACTATTCATATGCTGCTGCTACTATTGCTTTGAGACCAAGAACTCTAACAATTCCTATATATGGAAACAGAAAAAATAGTGGTGTTTGGAATCTAGAGGCTGCTTATGATTACTCATTTTCCCAATATACTCCACCAGGTCAGGTACTATTCACGACAACAGGCACACAGAACTGGACTGTACCTGTAGGCATTACTACTATATCTGCTGTGTGTATCGGTGGTGGTGGAGGAGGTGGCGGCGGTGAAACCGGTAGAGATCAAGGTGTATCGGGTGGTGGCGGCGGTGGTTTATCATATGGAACAATTGATGTGACTCCGGGAGAAGTTCTAACAATTGTCGTTGGTGCTGGTGGTAATGGAGGTGCTACGCAGAGCAGCGGCACAGCAGGCGGCGCTTCATCAATTTCAAGAGGAGTAGAAGTACTTCTACAAGGTGGCGGTGGTGGTGCAGGGCAAGAAAGAAGTACTGGTACAGTAACAGGCGGAACATCAACAGGCACAAAACGTCTTGGTGGTGGCGCCGGTGGTAATAGCGGTGGCAACTCAAACGACACTGGTTCAGGTGGTGGTGGTGCTGGTGGTTATTCAGGTAACGGCGGTGCTGGCGGTACTACGGGAGCTGGTTCAAGCAGTCCGGGTGACGGTGGAGGTGGTGGCGGTGCTACTAACTCTGGTCAAGGTTATGGCGGCGGCGGTACAGGAGTATTCGGTCAAGGTTTTGGTGGCGCAGGCGGCCCATTCAATGGTCCTACAGGCGGTGGTGCCGGCATCGGTGGTAATGCCGGAACAAGACCAAATGGTGGCAACTATGGCGGTGGTGGCGGTGCTTGTGATGATGACACCAATGGATCTGGAGGCAACGGCGGGCAAGGTGTTGTTCGTATTGTTTGGGGCCCGGGTAGAACATATCCAATAGGTAGTTTGGAGGATAGATTCTAATGTCAGGTCGTTACGGTGGTTACACAGGCGGTAGAAAAAAACTTCTTTACGATTTTAACACATTAAAATCTGAGTCTGCGCTTCAAGCTGACGGCGCTATTACGCCAAACAATTTTGATTATACTTCGGGCAAAGGTGTATGGTCTCTTAGTTCTACAAATCAATTTCCTAAATCTGTAAACAAAACTGTTACTTCTGGTTTAACACCTGAATTTTTTACAGTCAAAGGGCAAAATAATGCTTGGACTCAGAGAACAATCAATATTTCTAAATATGCTAACAAGACAGCCAGAGCCGTTTTCCGATACATAAATAAAAGCGAAAGTGAAGTTGCTGATCTTCAGTTAGATTTGATTGTTTTGTCAGGAACTACATATAGCTTTGAAAATGTTGGCGAGTCGTTCGAAACGACAACAACAAATATAACTAATTATTCATCTGCAACATGGACAGCAGTTTCGGTTGCTACAACAAACGGCAGATGGAATGTTGATACGGGCGGTACACCTACAACAAATGCGGCTAGAACAGATGCAGCGGGCGGTACTTATTATGTCTATGCAGAAACAACTGGTACCACAACAACAAATGATTATAATTTTTGGTTAAGAAGTCCTGCCGTTTCTCTAGGCGCATCTCCAACTTTTACATTTTACGAAGCAAGAGCCGGAGCATCAACTGGCGAACTATACGTATACCTTGACATTACAGGATAAAAAAATGTTATACAGTAAAGACGGATCGTATCCAAATTATCTTCCATTTCGTATTAAACTATCTAACGGACTGACTCGCACAGATCCATCAAGCTTTACTCCTGAAGAGATTGCTGACGCTGGATATATCACAGTCGATGATCCGCCAGCATCTATTCCAGATACTCAAATTCTTGAATGGGCAGGCAGCGAATGGAATGTAAGAGATAAGACTGAACAAGAGCTTGATAACGAAGTGCAACACAAATGGCACGAAATAAGAGCGCAACGCGATTATATACTTTCGCAGCTTGATTGGAAATTTCATCGTTATCAATCGCAAACAAGACTTGGCATCACACCAACAGACAACATTGCAAATCTTGATACATATGCACAAGCACTAAGAGATATTACACTACAGACTGATCCGTATAATATTGTTTGGCCCGAACTCGTATTAGGATAGTAGATAAAAATACCAAAATGCCGATCATATAAATATTTAAAAATATAGTATAAAGGTAAATAATGGCAATTCCATCAAATAGAGAACAGCACAAAGATTGGTGCCTTAGACAGTTAGGCCATCCAGTTATTAATATCAATGTGGATGATGACCAGGTAGATGACTGTGTGGATGCTTCTTTACAATACTTTCAGGACTTTCACTTTGATGGAGTTGAGCGTTGGTATCTAAAGCATGAAATTACTTCTGAAGATATTGCAAATCAATATATTCCAATAACCGAAAATATCATCGGCGTAACAAGAATATTTCCAATTTCATCTACAAACGCATCTGTCAATATGTTCGACTTGAGATACCAGTTGCGTCTTCATGAACTCTATGATTTTACCAGCACATCATATGTAAATTATGTCCTTACTATGCAACACATTAGAACACTTGATATGATGTTTTCTGGTGAACAACCAATTCGTTTCAATCGCCATACAGATAAACTATATCTTGATATGAACTGGGCAATGAGTCAACCAGGAGAATGGTTAATTGTTGAAGGATTTGTTGTAATTGATCCATCAACATATACCGATATTTGGAATGATCGTATGCTTAAGCGCCTAACAACAGCCTACATTAAGCGCGTTTGGGGTAATAACATGAAGAAGTTTGCTGGAATGCAGCTTCCAGGTGGTGTTACTATGAACGGCCAACAAATCTATGATGAAGCTACAACAGAAATAACTGAGATTGAACAGTTGATCCGCGATACCTACGAAGAACCACCTCAGTTTATAATGGGGTAATCAATGGCAACCTCAGTATATTTCAACAATTTTTCTCCATCTGTTATCAATGAGAATATGCTTCTTGAAGACTTGATTGTGGAATCAATTCAGATCATGGGGCATGATGTTAAATATCTTCCAAGAGAAGTGTATGATCAAGCGGATGATGTTCTTGGTGAAAGCGTTAACTCTAAGTTCACACGCGCGTACGGTGTTGAAATGTATCTGGCCAACGTTGAAGGTTATGAAGGCGACGGAGATTTCTTCTCTAAGTTTGGATTGGAAATTCGTGATACTTCCAACTTTGTTGTTTCACGCAGATCATTTGAAAAATATGTGCCATCTACAATAGCATCAAGACCACGCGAAGGCGATTTGATCTTTGTTCCTCTACTAGGAAAGATTTTTGAAATAAAGTTCGTTGAAGAAGAACTCCTATTCTTCTCACTAGGTAAAAGATCACCTTACATATACGAATTGCGTTGCGAAGTATTCCGCTTTAGCAATGAAGATTTTGAGACTGGCAATGAAGAAATCGATGATCTTGAACATGCAGCAGCATATACTGTTAGTTTGACCTTAGGCAATGGATCAGGCAATTATCATCAAGATGAGGTTGTATATCAAGGAGCAAATCTTGCTTATGCAACAGCAAAAGCAGAATCTAAACATTGGATTCCAGAAACAAAAGTTCTTGAAGTCATTAATGTCAAAGGTGATTTTGCGGCAAATAGTATTGTAATAGGCACTCAATCTAATACTCGTTACAACTTAACTTCATCCGATACTCTTGCCGACTTAGTGGATTCTGATGATTCCGATAACCGTATCATTCAGACCGAAGCTGATACATTTATTGACTTGTCTGAAATCAATCCATTTGGAGTACCGTAATGTTAAGTAATGCATACTTCTATCATCAATTAACACGAAAGTATGTTATCCTTTTTGGTAATATGTTTAACAACATTACTATCAAAAGAGTGAACAAAAATAGTGGAGTTGAGATAGAAAGATTCAAAGTTCCTATTGTTTATGCTCCAAAAGAAAAGTACTATGCTCGTCTAAGAGCAGATCCAGATTTGGAAAGACCAGTCCAGGTCATTCTGCCTCGTATGTCTTTTGAGTTAACTAACTTTGCATATGATGCATCTAGAAAACAGAACTCTCTACTAAGATCAGGCGTTGCTGCTAATACTGCTACAAGAGGCGCCACACAGTATATGGGTGTGCCATATGACTTGTCTTTTGATCTACAGATTTACGCAAGAAATGTAGACGATGGAACACATATCATAGAGCAGATTATACCATACTTTAATCCTGACTATACAGTTACAGTTGAGACTATTCCAGCGTTAGGATTCAAGAAAGATGTTCCTATCATTCTTAACAGCGTTTCAAACATAATTGAACACGAAGGAAACTTTGATGCTGTTCGTTATGTTTCATGGACTCTAAACTTTACCATGAAAGTAAATTACTATGGTCCAGTTCAGTTACCAAAGATTATTCGCAAGGTATTTGCCAACATCTATAATGATGAGAGTTTGAAGGCCGGTAATATCGTTAGACTTAATGTCACACGACCTGCTGGAAACGGCAATTTTAAACTTGATGATGTTGTTTATCAGGGTTCAAATTACAATACAGCAAACGCTTACGGATATGTTTTGGAATGGGATAGAAACAACTTAAAACTGGTATTGGGTGGCGCACAAGGGCAATTTAATATTCAAAATACAATCAGAGGCGTATCAACAAATGCTGTTAGCACAATATCCAGTTTCGAAGTAAACCCTCTCAAATTGGTAGAAATCAAGATTGAACCAGATCCAATTGATGCTGAGCCAACAGACGATTTTGGATACGATATAACTATAACAGAGTGGCCTGAAACAGAATGAAGAATAATGATGTATTAAGCGAAGCACTTGGTATTGAAAACGCAGTAGAGATTATACCGCCAAAAGCACCAGAACCTATCATCAATACTCCACATGAAGATGATGATATCAAGGCTGACTATAATCTCTCGCGCAGAACATTCCGCGACCTTATCAACAAAGGCAACTCCGCAATGGAAAGTTTGACCGATCTTGCAAAAGAATCGGAATCTCCACGCGCGTATGAGGTGCTGGCTACCATGATGAGAACCGTTGCTGACACTACCAAAGACCTTTACGATCTACAGAAGAAGACTAAGGATCTAAGAGGCGATAAGAAAGAAGAAACTGCGGTTAATGTAGAAAAGGCCATTTTTGTAGGCACTACTGCCGATCTACTAAAGAAAATAAAAGAGAATAAGCCAGAGTGACCAAAGGGTATAACAATAACCCAAATCTTCCGCGCGAAGATTTTAGACATGCTTTTACTCAAAAAGAAATGGATGAGTTCATAAAGTGTGCGAATGATCCCGTATACTTTGCCATGACCTATATGAAAATCATCAATGTTGATCATGGTCTAATGCCATTCAGTATGTGGGATTTCCAGCAAGATATGCTTATGAAGTTTCATACCAATCGCTTCTCTATCTGTAAACTTCCGCGTCAGGTTGGTAAGACAACTACATCTGTTGCTTATTTACTACACTATATCCTGTTCAATGAAAATGTTAATGTGGCTGTTCTAGCTAACAAGTCAGCCATGGCCCGAGAAATCTTAGGTCGTCTTCAACTCTCTTTTGAATATCTACCTAGATTTCTACAGCAAGGTGTGAAAGAATGGAACAAAGGTTCTATTGAACTGGCCAACGGCTCACGCATCATGGCAGATTCTACCTCAGGTAGCTCAGTTCGTGGTCGTTCGTTCAACATCGTGTTTTTGGACGAGTTCGCGTTCGTTCCAAACAATATTGCCGAAGCGTTCTTTATGTCTACCTATCCTACGATTTCTTCTGGTCAAAGCACCAAGGTCATCATCGTGTCTACGCCTAATGGATTGAATCAGTTCTACCGTATGTGGACAGAAGCAATTGAAAAGCGCAGCGACTATGTTCCTATTGAAATTCACTGGAGCATGGTACCTGGCCGTGATGAAGCTTGGAAAGAGCAGACAATCCGTAACACCAGCCCTGACCAGTTCCGCCAAGAGTTTGAGTGTGAATTCATTGGTTCTACCAATACTCTTATCCATCCAGCAAAGCTCCGCTCTCTTGTCTGGCACAATCCTGTTAGATCCGAAGGGCACTTTGATATCTACAAAGAACCTCAACCAGGTAGAACCTATACAATGTGCGTGGATGTGGCTGAAGGGCAAGGGTTGGACTACTCTACCTTCTCAATCTTTGATGTTACCGAGATACCTTATAGACAGGTAGCTAAGTATAGAAACAATAAGATATCGCCTATGCTATTCCCTACAATCATTGTCCAGACAGCCCAGCTATATAATGATGCGTTTGTACTTGTGGAAATTAATAGTATTGGGCTTCAAGTATCGGATATCATACACTTTGAACTTGCTTACGAAAACCTTATCAAGATTGAGATGAAAGGTAAGCAGGGGCAAATGCAGACTCCGGGCTTCAAAAAGAGAATTGCTTACGGTTTAAAAACTTCCAAGCAGACAAAAATGATCGGTTGTACCAATCTAAAAACGCTTATTGAAAGCGATAAGCTGATCATAAATGATGCTGAAACTATAACAGAATTGACTACATTTTCGGCTGATAAGCAGACATTTAAGGCTGAAGAGGGTAATAACGACGATCTTGTAATGACTTTAGTTCATTTTGGATGGTTGACAGCCCAAAGATATTTTAAAGAAAACATAAACAATGATATAAGAGTTACGCTCCAACAAGAACAATTGAACATTATGGATACGGATTTGACACCTTTACCTATCATAGATAACGGTGTTGACCATCCGGATTATGAGGTGGATGAGTTTGGAAACGTGTGGTTTGAGGACAGAACCAAGAGATATCCTTGGGATGACTTTAATTGGAAAAGAAAGTTGTAAAATCTTCATTTTTCTAAATAATAACAACAAGAATAATCCACTTCACAAAGGAGAGATACTATGGCATTTCAACTGTCACCAGGTGTAAATGTATCTGAATATGACCTTACTACTATTGTTCCATCAGTTGGAACAACAGAAGGTGCTATTGCAGGACAATTTAATTGGGGCCCAGCTAACACTATCGTAACAATTTCAAACGAAATTGAGTTGGCCGATCGTTTTGGTAAACCCGACTCTACTAACTTCGCAACATGGTTTACTGCCGCAAACTTCTTATCTTATGCTAGAAATCTTAAGGTTGTACGCTCAGCCAGTTCATCTGATAAAAACGCAAACGATGGATCAGGAATTTTAATTGAAAATCAAGATGATTATAACTATGATTATCTAACTGCTGTGTCTTCCACTGGTACTAGTAGAGTGGCCGCTCGTTATCCTGGCGATAAGGGCAATGGTTTAGAAATTTCTATGTTCACAGAATCAGGAAATAATGCTGCCTGGGCACTATGGGCATATAAGAATCAGTTTGATTCTGTTCCTTCAACTTCTAATTATGCTAGTGGTCGCGGCACAGCAAATGATGAGATCCATATCATTGTCATCGATCAAAAAGGTAAGTTTACAGGAACTCCAAACACAATACTTGAAAAATTTGCATATGTTTCAAAAGCGTCGGATGCAAAAACTGATGACGGATCATCAAGCTACTATGTAAATGTAATTAATGATCGTTCTAAATATTTCTATGTTATGGGACATGCTGCCAATTCAAATTGGGGTATTTCTACAGCATCTGGTTTAACTTTTAATAACAATGTTGCTGTTTCTCTTGTACTTGCTAATGGTGTATCTTCTACTGTAACAAACAGCGATTTAATTAACGGTTATGATAAATTTAAAAATGCTGAAGAAGTTGATATTTCGTTAATTATGGCTGGCGCTGCACATCAAACAGTCGCAGAACATATTATAGATAATATTGCAGAATCTCGTAAAGATTGCGTAGCATTTATTTCTCCGCCATCAGCTAATGCTATAAACAACCAAGGCGAAGAAGTAACAGATATAACTGCATATAGAGATGAAATAACATCATCTTCATATGCTGTAATGGACTCAGGTTGGAAATATCAATTTGACAAGTACAACAATGTATATCGTTGGGTACCACTAAACGGCGATATTGCTGGCCTATGTGTAAGAACAGACTTTGAGCGTGATCCATGGTACTCACCAGCTGGATTCAATCGTGGCCAGATCAAGAATGTTGTCAAGCTTTCTTGGAATCCAAACAAGACTGCAAGAGATGAGCTATACAAGAAAGGTGTTAATCCAGTTGTAACATTCCCTGGCGAAGGTACAGTTCTATATGGTGATAAAACACTTCTTGCTCGTCCATCAGCATTTGATCGTATCAATGTTCGTAGATTGTTTATTGTCCTTGAGAAGGCAATTGCAAGAGCGGCTAAGTATTCACTATTCGAATTCAATGACGAATTTACACGCGCTCAGTTCATTTCGCTTGTAGAACCATATCTTCGTGATGTACAAGGTCGTCGTGGTATTTACCAATACCGTGTAGTTTGCGATCAAACCAATAACACTCCAGAAGTTATTGACCGCAACGAATTTATTGGTGATATCTACATCAAGCCTGCTAGAAGCATCAACTTTATTCAGCTTAACTTTGTTGCTGTTAGAACTGGTGTTGCCTTTGATGAAATCGTTGGTAAGTTTTAATTAATAAAATGAACATAAATAGATTCAGAGGAGAATAAAATGGCAGAGTTTAACGTAGCTAACTTTAGATCACAAATGGTAGGAGATGGTGCAAGACCTAATTTGTTCTCATGCACCATTCCAGACTTAACAGTAAATGTAAATGGCGAAACTGGTTCCGAAGTTGCTTTCAACTTTATGTGTAGAGCAGCACAGCTTCCAGGTTCTACTGTAAACAGCATTCCTGTAAACTACTTTGGTCGTGAACTAAAGTTCTCAGGAAATCGCGTGTTTTCAGAATGGACAGTTACAATCATCAATGATGAAGATTTCAAGATCCGTAATACATTTGAAAAGTGGATGAGTTCGCTTAATTCACATGTTAGCAATCTTCGCAATCTTGTAAGTCCATTGTCTTACCAGAAAGATGGATATATCACTCAGTATGGTAAAGCTGGTAATGTCATTAAGGAATACAAGTTCGTAGGACTATTTCCAATCGATGTGAGTCCAATTGAACTTGACTGGTCAGCAAATGATACAATCGAAGAATTTGCTGTAACTTTTGCTTATCAGTGGTGGGAATCTACAAACCCAGCATCAAGGGCTACTACAGATTCAACTCAAGCCGGCCCAAGCGGCGTAGGTATAGTCTAATATATTATATAACAGGGTGGGGAGAAATCCCCACCCATTCAAACTGGAGTGAGTAATGGTCCAACTTTTTGGCTTTGAGATAAGTCGTAAGAAGCAACAAGATCAAGAAGAAAAGAATAAGTCTTTTGCGCTGCCACAAAATGATGACGGCGCTGTAACTATTCAATCAGGTGCTTATTATGGTACCTATGTCGATCTTGACGGTGTTGTTAGAAATGAAATCGAACTTATCACTCGCTATCGTGAAATGGCTATGCAGCCAGAACTGGAAACGGCTATTGATGAGATTGTTAATGAAGCAATCGTTAACGATGATTCCGAATCAGGTGTCGAACTAGATACCGACGAACTAAAACAACCTGAAAATATCAAGAAAAAAATTAGAGAAGAGTTTGACTATGTGCTAAAGCTTCTAGACTTTGGTAACATGGGCCATGAATTATTCCGTCGTTGGTATACTGATGGTAGATTATTTTATCATGTTATCATCGATGACAAGTCTCCTCAAAAAGGCATTCAAGAGCTTAGATATATTGATCCTCGCCGTATTCGTAAGATCCGCGAGATTCAAAAAGCAAAAGATACCGAATCAGGTATGGAAATTATTAAGAGTATGAAAGAATACTACCTCTACAATGAAAGAGGTATGATTGGCGCTCATTCTAACTTAGGCACAAAGATTGCTATTGACGCTGTAGTTAATGTCAATTCGGGCCTAATGGACTCAAAGAGAGCCATGGTTCTCTCATATCTTCACAAGGCTATCAAGCCACTTAATCAATTGCGTATGGTAGAAGACGCAACAGTCATCTACCGTCTCTCACGCGCACCAGAGCGCAGAGTGTTCTATATTGATGTTGGTAATATGCCAACAATCAAGGCCGAACAGTATCTCCGTGATGTTATGGCTAAGTATCGTAACAAGCTGGTATATGATTCCAGCACAGGCGAAATCAAGGATGATCGTAAGCATCTTTCCATGCTTGAAGACTTCTGGTTACCTCGTCGTGAAGGTGGTAAAGGTACCGAAATCACAACTCTACCTGGTGGTATGAACCTTGGTGAGTTGGAAGATGTTAAGTATTTTGAAAAGAAACTATATAAGGCTCTCGGTGTTCCTATATCTCGTTTGGAACAACAGCAGGGATTCTCTCTTGGTCGTTCAACAGAAATCACAAGAGATGAGTTAAAGTTTACGAAGTTTGTCAATCGTCTTCGTAACAAGTTTTCCACACTATTCGATGAACTACTTAAACTTCAACTTGTACTTAAGAAAATCTGTACGGAAGAAGAATGGAGAGAGTTTAAAGAAAACATTTGGTATGACTTTAAGAAGGACAACAACTTTACCGAACTTAAAGAAGCTGAACTCCTTCAGAATAGAATCACAACTCTTCAGTTAGTTGATCCATATGTTGGTCGTTACTATTCGATGGCATGGGTTCGCAAGAATGTTCTTCAAATGGACGATGATGAGATTGAAGAAATCATGCAGCAGATAGAAGAAGAAAAGGCTGCTAATACACCGGTCGATGATCAGGGTAATCCACTTCCAACAGATGAAATGGGTAATCCATTACCGCCTGCTCCGCCACAGCCAAATATTGTTCCGCCGACACCAACTGAAAACATGATGCAGCAATATGCCGCTCAACAAGGCGCAGCGCCAGAACAAATGCCAGTTCAAGATGGAACAGGTAAAGATACAATGGATCCAATGGATATGGGGCAAACAAAGAATCGTCAACGCTTTGTAAATGATACTTTGGAGCCAGTTCGTTGAAGAAGTTTGGTGAATATCTGGATGAAAGTTTAGCACTTCAAGCTAAGTCTGAACCTAAATCTGCGGCTTCTAAAGAAGCTCGTAAGATGGGTTTAACTTATATGGGTTTTGGTCGTTATGCTGATAGAAAAGGTAAACTTGCATATCTAGTACACGATGATAGACTTGTTCCATATAAAGGACAAGATGATGTTGATCATATGTATTATAAAGCTTCTACAATGCAACAAAGTGAACCTGTATCTAAAAAGAAGAACATAAGTCCGACTGCTAAGGGGCAACCAGCACAACCAAGTAAGGCCGATCTTCTTAAAAAAGATGCGGATTTCTATACCGGTGTTAATTCCAAAAGAAGTAAAGAAGACACTAAAATATTAAAAGACCTATACAAAGATGCTAATGCGGTAGATAAAGAACTTTTTAAATTTTATCAGCCAAACATGTTTGATCAAACAGAATTACAAGCCATTGAAGATTATACCGGTGATGGATACGCAGATATAAACAGATACCTATATAAAGGTCATGATGAAGGTGTTACACAAGAACAGGACGATTACTTAAATCGGACAATAGAAACTTTAGATTCCGCTTTTGAAGAAACACAGACACCATTTCCATATACTGTATATTCTGGTCTTAGTTCTCGTTATAGCGCAGATAAGTTTCAGCTTGGCGGTGAATATGTTTTTAGAGGGTATGTTTCTACATCATTAGATTTCAATACCGCTATTGGTGGATTTGCTGATGTTGGAGATAAAGATCAACCAGTTGTATTACAGGTAGAACTTAGAAAAGGTCAAAAAGCAATATACCTTGATGCTGTTTCAGCAAATTCAGGTGAAAGAGAAACGCTTCTTCCAAGAGGATCAAGAATTAAAGTCATATCAGGTCCTCATGTACTCGATTCAAATCTTTTCACGGATGCTTACGGAACTAGTTCAATTGCACTATTCCACTGCACAGTCATAGAAGATTCATAAATATAATACCAATCGTTTAGGAGAATAAACATGTCGATTAAGAAAGCATTAGACAGCATTCTAGAAGGTAATCTAGATGAAATGCGTCAAAATTTTTCTTCCGCTTTGACTACAAAGGCTGTTGAGAAGTTAGAAGAGCGCAAGATTGAAATTGCTAAGAATTACTTTGGTCAGATGCAAGAACAAGCGAAACAGATTGATGAAGCTTTACCAATAGAGTATTTTGCTCGTCCTTTGCCAGATAGTAAACCGCTTCGTAAATTTGACGATGTTATAGATAAAGCAATGAAGAGTGCGAAGAGTAAGCAAAAAACTGCTGTAAAGAAGAAGTAATATAACATGAACAACATCAAACAGATCCGCGAGCAATTTGATTTAATCACTGAAAAAGAAGAGAAGGAAGACCGCAAACTTTCCGCTCTTGTTCGTGCTGGTTTGTATGATGCCAAAAAACTTCCTGCTCTTAAAAAGGCACTAGAGAAGTCTGCTGATAAGATTACTTCTCAAGAAAAGCGTATGCTTGTCAATCTTCTTGATTCCCTTATCTCACAGGTTGTTAGTGACGATCAGGTATATCGTAAAGTTAGACAGAATGTTCATAATGTATCCGAAGCTAAAATGGATACCTATTCCAAGTTTGATCCAAGATATAAGGCTGGTTGGCCTACTGATAAGGAAATGCCATCGGTTCTTATCTTAAAAAGAAAGGCTATTAGAGTGTATCCAGACAATCAAAAAGTTGCTTTGTATTACTCACAGGCCTTAGACAAGTATGTAACTATTCCATATAATGATATACAGATGGGTTTGAACGAAGATAAGAAACCTAAAGACGATGATGATAAAGATAATGCTAGAATTAACAAAGCTCTGAGAAGAAATCCAAAGTATAAAAAAGTAAGTACTATTTTAAAAACTGGTAAAGTTCCACCAGAAACAGATCCAACAGCAAGAAACAAAAGATTTCAAGATGTTTCAAAGCGACTAGGAGGAGGAATACGAGGAGCTATGGGCGCAGTTGGTGTTGAACTTAATAAAAAAATAAAAGATAGAATCAGAACAAAAGCTGTTGAAAAGGCAGTCACAGCACGAAATGCTGCTAGAGCGGCAAAGAAAACAACTTTAGAAGAAAATCGTATTGCTACTGCTGCGTTAGGATGGATAGCTAAAAAAGCAGGTCAAGTTTTATCTAAAGGAAATAAAGCTGCTAAACCAGCAGGCAAAGGTTTAGGTAAAGGCGGCAAAGGAAAATCATCTAAAGGAAGATTAGGTCTTGCTGCTGCGGCTGCTGCTGGTGCTGGTATTGGTGCCGCAGGTGGTGGCGGTGGTTCAGGAAGTGGATCAAATACTCCCGATGCGCCATCCACACGCAACTACAATTTCTCAGCCAAACCTTCAACATCAAGTTCGTTTGCTAATAAAGCATCTTCAACGGCGGTTCAAGATAGAAACGATCAAAAACTTGCTAGAAAATCTCAACAAGCTATGACAAATGAATCCAATGTATTAGACACAATCAAGTCAATTGTAGAGAATAATATATCGGAACAAACAATCAAGTTTAACGAAAATGAAATTACTATAAATAATACAGTAGCAGAAAAGTTATTGACCGTATACGAATCAATCAACAAAACAAACAAAAAGAAAATGGAACAAATGCTGAATGAAAGTGCTAGTTCATTTAACAAAGTTCTAATGTTTGCAGTAAGGCAGTAAAAGATGGCAAATTTAATCCGAGAACAAAAAATTATTGATAGCAATAAGAGAGCTTTGATTAAGTATGTCATTGTCTCTGACGGTTCACAAAGTTCTAATACAGTTCTAGTTAATGTATCAACATTAGGATTTGCATTAAATGCAAATGGATACATTATGCAGTCAGGTGTTCATCCGAAAACCAAGTACAATACTACTATCAAGCGCGTCTTTGGGCAAGTAGCTGCGGCCAATGCAAAGATGAAGTTGCAATGGCAAGGAGCTTCAAACTCCGAGATTGTTACATTTGGAGCAGGATCATTTGATTATGATTTCCAAAGCATGGGTGATGGGGCAACAATTCCAAATCCAGAAACAAGTTCAAATGGCCACATACTCATATCAACAGCAAATCTAGGTGCTGGTGAATTAGCCACAATATTCATCGACTTAAAGAAAGCTGGCGAAGACTATGATCAAGGCCAGACAGCAGATCCTTATGCATTTAACAGAAGACCACTATAATGAAAAACATCATTCAGTTAATTAGAGAACATAAGTTTACAGAAGCAGAAGATCGAATCGACAGTCTTATTCCATTAATTATGGAAAAGAAGATTTTTGAAATGAAGAAAGCTGTTGCAGCTAAGATGAGTGAACAGAT